CATTGGTAGAAAATTAGATTCAGTTACACCGCCAAATCGTAAGTAAGGTTTCATACCATCATATTGTGATACGGCTTTTGTGGTGCCATACAAACTGGTAGTTTCAAACAAGCAAGTATTCATTTTGTATTTTTTATTCAATATCTCACGCACTTCATGTGAACAACAGATACCTGCAAGTAACTTTCCGCCAAGATAATTGAAACCAAAAGGTTGTGCAGGTACAATTACAAAACCCATGGCTGAAGCACGATTAAAAGCCTTGGTTGTTTCTAATTCATTTGTCATTACACAACCAAGAAGTTCATTTCTTGGCTTCATCATAATTGTTGGAGAACCAAGACGAATGAAACCAACCCATTTCTGAGTTTTCTTTTCCATTACAGCCAAACGAACATTACGGCCAGGTGATGATAGATTATTGTGTGATGAAATAATATCCAGATATAATTGCCATCTTGCTGATTCCAATTCAACAACTTCAAACTCCATGTCTTGTGGGTTTATAGTGAAATCATCAAATAAATCTGCTTCAGGTCCACAACCAGGCAAAGCAAAAGGCAACTCAGCAAGAGAGTTTAGTTTTTGCTCACGCATATACTCATCGATGCGATTGAAATCACCAAAGTAATCTTCAAAGACCTTAGCACAATGTAAGGCCTGATCGTAATTCAAACTCATACTTTTAAGCCGCCAAAGTTACGATTAAATTTACCTTCACGATTACCAAATGTATTAATTGGGCCTGGATCTTCATCTTGACCAGAATCAGTAATGCCTTGTTGTGCGGATTCTTCTACATCATACAATCTCATCTTAGACCTATCAACACCGACAACAAATCGTTTGAAGGCATTTGGATCAGAATAACGATTCTTCAATTGCTTAACAAGTATTTGATTCAGGCTTTCTAGTTCTTCATTTGTAATTAAAGCAAACATAAAATCGGCAGTTGCAGGCAGACCAAATGATTCACTTGTATCTTCCAAACCAGGATCAGAATTGGTGAAACCACTTCTTGTTGTTTGTGTCGCAGAAACAATTGGTAGATTATTTTCTACAGCAAGACCACGAAGTTCTTCAGCAATTGATTTGATATATGTGTAACTGTTTACATTACCGCCAGGTTTGATTCGAGCAGAGGCACAGATGTTCAAATAATCAATAAAGATAATATCTGGTTTAAATGATTTCTTCAATGCAAGTTCATTCAACAAAGCACGAAAATGTAACGAAGAAGCTCCAGCTGTAGGATATTCTTTGATGATTAACTTACCATGTGTTTTTACTTTTAGGCTTTCAAACTTGCGTTCATAATCATTCTTACTCATGGTATGTAATTCATTAAAATCGACATTGAGCAAGTTTGCATCAATTCTTTCTGCAATCTTTTCTTCGGCCATTTCCATTGTAATATACAAAACATTATGGCCTTGAGATAAACAACTACCGGCCATATGGCACATAAACAATGATTTACCAACACCAGTACCAGCAAGTGCGATGTTCAAAGTTTTAACAGGCAAGCCGCCTTTTGTAATCTTATTGAAAATATCCAAATCAAAGCGAACACGGCTTTCTACACGATGATAGAAATCATATCGGTCATCAAAGTCTTGCATATAATCGTGGCCAACATTACTATCAAAAGAAACACCAAGAGCATCACTCAATAACTTTGGTATTTCTCCTTTGCTTCTTTTAGATTGTTTGTCATCCAGAATATGGACAGATTCCATGATGGCATTGTAGATGGCTTTATCTTGGCAAAATTTTTCTGTTTGCTCAGAAATCCATGCCAGTTCTACTGTTTCATCTTTGGTTTCTTTGATTGCATTGAGGAGTTCAATCGCCAACTTAACTTGTGGTTCAGTTAGCGATTTACTTTCGGTGAGATTAATTACAAGTGCTTCGTGTGATGGAAGGTTTTTGTATTTGTTGGTAAACTCAAAAACTTCTTTAAAAACAATTCGTTCAGCATCATCACTAAAATAATCAGAACGAATAAAGGGAATTACTTTACGGGTAAATGCCTCATTGTAAATTAAATTCTTCAGTATCGTCTGTTCCAGCCTCGTCATCTAATTCTTTCTTTTTCAGAATGTTATTATCAAAAATAGACACTAATATGTCACCCATCATTGTATCAAATTTTTTATTTGATTGCAAGTCTTTAAATTCAAATTTACCTGGATCATCCAAGAAATAATCAAATTTAATTCTTGGAGGATCTTCTTCTACAACCTCAATCGTACCATAATGATATAGCACACCTTCAAATTTCCCTTTTAATATACGAATAGAGGTTACTTTGTCAACACCATCTGTGTCAACAAATCCATAATCTTCGCCTTCAATCGGCCATTTTTTTTCAGGCGACAGTTTCATCTTGTTCTTCTTCCTGTAAAATAGATCCAAAAGAAATGGAGTATTTCTGTTTAATAAACTCTTTAAACTTCTTATCGTTTAGAATGTCTTTCCAAAATTCTTTAGAGTTGGTATCCGATTCACGCAATTTAGCACCAAGTTCTCCAGTTTTCTGGTCAACTTTTGCATACCAACCTGCCGATGGTTTCTGAACAAAATTACCTTCCAATGCAATCTCTAATAGACCTGAATATTTTTGAATACCGCCATCAAAAGATACTGTGACAGGAATCTTAGATTTCTCACGCACATAGCGAGATTTTTCAACATTGATAATGAAATTATAACCAGTAAGTTCACCAGCAGTTTTCTCTTGCTGACGACCAAGAATCCAAATCGTATCAGCTGAGTAATAAGAACCTGTGCCGCCGCCAACAATATCTTTAGGAAACATACCAATCTCTTTGTATGTGTGATTAACAACGATCATTGGCACATCTTTGATTGTGAGATGTGGTGTAATCATACGAAATAACGATTTGATTTGTTTAGCACGGGTCATGTCTGCAACAGATTTACCTTCAAGCGAATCTTCAACTTCTTTGCGTGATGCCAAATTACCAATTGAATCAATGACAATAATCACTTTGTCATCTTTGTCGAGGCCTTGTAACTGATTCATAATGTCATGTTTCAGTTCTTCAATATCGGTGATTGGTGTATGTAATACTTTGTTCATATCGATATTGAATGTTTCAAAGTATTTTTGTGGAGTGCCAAACTCTGAATCATAAAACAAAACAACCGCATCTTTATATTTCTTTTGATAAGAAGATGCCATCAAAAGAGCAAATGCTGTTTTAAAGTGTTTAGATGGACCTGCCAACATTGTTAGGCCCGGTGTAAGGCCGCCATCTAATTGACCCGATAGTGCCACATTAACCATTGGCACATCAGTTGGTATCATATCCTTTTCATTGAAGAATTTGGATTTAGCAAGAATAGACGAATCTTTAATCGTTGTATTCTTTTTCAATTTATCTAATAAACTCATGTTAAAATGAACCTCCGTCAAGTCGTGTAATTTTTTCTTTGGGTATAATCTCGTTTGAAGTTGTATCTAAGTACGGCTTAAATGGTACATCATTTTCAGGTTGCTTGTCAAGCTTTTGTTCTCTTTTAAAGGTAAACTTTGGCCAATTTATTTTTTTTTCGTGCGGTTTTAATTTGCGGTATGTTTGTTGGGCAGCAATCAACAATAAAACGGCAAGTGGATCAAATACAAAAATAATTGTAATAATTACTGATCTTACAGCTTTATCTATGAATGATGGATCTTCCTTATCATAGAACAGTTCGGCGATGTATTTGATAGGACCAATTTCTGCCGCCAATTTGTTTTCTTCCGCCATCAGAGGTAGTTTTTGTTCAGAAAGTTTCTTCAACTCTGCTTGTGTAGCACGAATATCTCGGTCAACCCTTGGAGTAATTTTTTCTGGATCAGAAGCTTGTTTCAACAAATAATTTAATCTTTCACGAGCAATCTTTTCCTGTGCTTCAACTGTTCTTAGTTGAACCGTATTGGCACCAAGAGTTACATTTGATTCTAAGTGAGCTTTTGAAAGATAACCAAAAATGCCCATTGATGTAATCAACATCAACAAAACAATGGCAGTTAAAAAATAATATTTTAAAGCTCGTGTTGTTGCTTTCCAGTTGTTATATAACCAAGATACTGTTACTAACTTTGCAACTTCTAATACTGCACCCATAATGATAATTGGCCAAAAAGAACCAGGAAATATTTGTGCTAAACCAATCACAGAATAAAAAGCTGCAATAGCTGAAAGTGCTAATGCAGTTAAAAGTGGAAAGATTACTTGTGTCATCCGAAAAAATCCTCGATTGAATTTTGTTTTTCTGTTTTCCAACCCATGCAATCTAAAACTACACGAATTGGTTCTAAGAAAGCTTTATCAAACTGTACATCATAGTCAATGAATTCTTGTAAATCCAATTCTTTCGGTAATCGTTGTGGAAAACTAATTACCATATCTTTGACTGGATTTGGCATTTTAAGATAAGCAAACTTCAATTTTTCGCCTTCTTGGATCATAGGATACTTATTCTCCAGTCCCAAACGCTTTAGGTGAAAATTATAAAGAATTGCACCTTTTACATGAATTGGTGTGCCTTTCTTATACAATGTTACTGAATCGGAGTATTGTGCGATGCCATTACAACCTCTTGGTGATGAAATATCTTCTGGAGGCAATCTATTGAATTCATCACGGAAATTAGCAACAAACTTATGAACATCTTCTTCTGTTCCCATCATCATCAGATTCAAAACTTTTTTCATCTTCTCACGGATAACGGAAGGCGTAGATGATTTAACCATTTCCAAACCCATTACTTTGAGTTTTGGTTCTTTATACACAACACCTTCGTTGTTATACACATTCAGCGCATAGCGTTTCTTGGCAGTCCACAAACCTTTGTCTGCCAATGCTTCACGTTTCATTTGCATTTTTTGTGAGTGTGCGTGGACATAATCAGCAAGCTCTTGATAACTTTCGTCAATAAAAGGTTGTATTTTATCTTCACAAACCTTGTCCATGAAGGTGATAATTGAATTAGTGTCCGTCTTTTCTTTATACACTTTATCAACGAGTTCACCAAGACGAAGGTAAATCGAATCTGTATCTGAGGCGATAACATAATCTTTTTCCGTTTTCAATAATTTGTTCATAAACAGATTGAGCTTCTTCTCAATCCAACGAATGCTTAATTGGCCTGCTTGTGTAACTGCAAGTGCCTGACGCAAATCATAGAAACGAAAATATTGTGAGCCAAGAGCACCGTAAGCAGAGTTTAATGAAACCTTTTTAGCAAGTTGTAGATTATTATACCGTGCAATTAGTTTTTCTAATTCCGCTTTTTTCTTCTTATCAGTTTCAACTTGATAATCTTGTTGAGCCTTAATCATTAACTTCTTAAATTTTTTCCGATCTTCATACATTTCTTCCATCATTTTAGGAAGAAAACCTTGTTTGCGTGTTGTAAAGTATTGACCGTTTGGTGTCAATGTAACACCTTCTAGTTTGTTTGTATCAACTTTCATGTCAAGCATTTTGTCAACATTTACGCCATCGGAAATAATACGCCGCATTTCTAATGTGTATTCGTGCGGTTCAATAATTGTTTCTGGTGAAATATTATATTGAATCAACAAATGTGGATACAGAGAATTGAGGTCAAACGATGCAACCCAATCGTGCTTGCCAACTTGTGGTTCTTTAACATATGCACCTTCAAATGCTGATTCTTTGTCTTTGCGCTCTTTTGGTGGTACAATAATCTTTTGTTCCAACAAATAACAATTAATCAATGAATCCCACATACGAGTTTGAGCAAATACATCTTCAAAGTTCGTTTTAGTATCATACGCCAAAGTTACAGCCAACTCAATTAATTTCAACTTATCTTCCAAATCTACGATAAGTTCTACGTCTTTAATGTTGTATTCAATAAACTTTTGGTAATTTAATTTATAGAGTTGGTGAAGATTATCATACTCTGAATAATCTAGTTTGTTTGTACCAAGTTCTACTGAGGCAATATGGTCAAGTTTATAGGACTCTTGTGACTTACCTGCAGGAGCATACCAGCGATATAACTCAATATAATCAAGACAAGAAACGCCGAGTATCTCATATGTTGTTTGTTTTTTACCTTTAATGATTTTTTCACGCTCTGCAAGACCACCCCATGGAGATAGTTTCTTGGTCAAATCTGGCCCAAGAATTCGTTGCATACGATTGTGAAGATACGGAATATCAAAGAATTTAATATTCCAACCAGACATAATATCTGGCGTGTTTGCTTCCCAATCCATCAGGAAAGTTTTAAGAAGGGTATATTCGTCTTGGCACTTGATATAGTCAACATCATCACGGGTATTGTCAAAATCCCCGCATCCGTAAACGCTTAACCTTTTATTTAGTCTTTTCACAGCTACGGCGGTCACCGGTTCGCTGGCGGTGGCTGGGTCCGGGAAGCCGTTTTCTGACCCAACCTCAATATCGATGATGGCTATGTCAAGGTCTTTAATGTCCCAATCTATGACCCCCTTTTGAGTGTCAGCGATATAGGCATACTCAAGCCTGGTGTTCCCAAACATCTTGAAGTTTTGAACTTCTTCATACCGTTTGATGAATTCTTTAGCCTCACGGATAGAGCCAAATGATTTAGGCTCAAGCACATCTCCCTGCAACGAACGCCATTCGGTATTCTTGTTCGTAGGAAAATACAAAGTCGGAGAGTATTCGATCTTTTGTTTTACTCTCCGACCATTGTTGAGGCCTCGGTACATAATGTGATTACCGAAGCATAGAACGTGTGTGTAATACTTACTCATTCATTTTTTTGATTTTTTTTGTGTTTTTGCTTCTGGAACTTCAATACTCGAATTAGGTGTTTGATCCCACATTAATTTATTGTATTGAGCTTCAAGTGTTGCATTAGGTGTAGTGATACAAAGAACATCAGACATATTAAACTTGATGCCTGTATCGAACTCTAATGTGTATTCCAAAAAAGGTGCAAAACCTAATTGCAAACCTTCTTTAACTACCTGTTGAACAACTTGAACAGGAGCTTTGACAATAATTGTTTTGTCATCAACACAATCCACTTGAGCAAGAATTGTTTGATTACTTCTAAAGCTAACTAATTTGTTTTTCATATTTTGGTCTCCGCAGATAAAACTCCGATTGTAATCCATCTTTTAGGAAATAACATTTCTCTGCCTTGAAAATCCTTCATATCATAATTGGGATCTTGTACCCAACCAACAACCTCAACTTGATTATCAAAATCACGAAGCACCAAGTCATACTTCTCAGCTCTTGGCATTTTATGTTCGATGGCAAGTTTTTTAGCAAGTTCACGCAGATTCATTTTGTTTCCTTAAAGTCATAAAAAAAGTCATTGTTGTTTCTGGCAGAGTGTTTACTAAATTGCTCTACTGAATACAACTTTGTTGCTATTTTAAAATCTGGCATTTTAAATTCAGGCACCGTCAGAGAAGAATCAAAGAATAATGTTTTATTATTTGGTTGTGCAGCAAATTGGCCGTTATCCATTTTAATAAAATTATAACTCTTATGTTCTTCTACTGTTTCGGAGAATCCTGTGTTTAAATAACCAGGGTCGTTTTGGCAAAAGTCAACTGTAAACATATATTGACCAAATTGCCATTTTCTATCTTTGTCTAAGAATTTACACTTCAACAAGCGAAGATTATCTTTTTCAATGATAGTAACATTATAACTCAAACAGTCCCATATTTGCAAGTAATCCAAAGGCAAAGTTGCATTTTTGAGGTCTGTTTGCCGTGATACAAACGCATGTATTGGAAGTTTATCGTAAAGGGCACCGTAGTTTGGTAACAGCGCCTCTATACGAAAGGCTTGGTTCTTAATACACTTTAATGTCATCCAAATACAAGGCTCTAATTCTCCATGACCTTTTTCAAAGTCATAGAGAAATTCCTTTTTAACAAAGCATTGAATTGGTGGCAAATTATGTACAAGAAATGCCATCTTATTTATTTTCTTGTTGATAAGTTTCTAATGTTCTCTTAAACTTACCTGCGTGTGAACGCTCAGCTTTAGCAAGAGTTTCAAACCAATCCGCAATTTCATCAAACCCTTCATCACGAGCAGTTTTAACCATACCAGGATACATGTCAGTATACTCATGTGTTTCACCTTCGATAGCAGACTTCAATGCTTCTTCAACAGAATGTACCTGCTCTCCTGTTGCTGGATCACCTGCACCACCTTTAAGTAAATATTCCATATGTCCGTGAGCATGGCCTGTTTCACCTTCAGCCGTATTACGGAATACATTTGCAACTTCTGGTGCGCCTTCTACATCGGCCATGTTTGCAAAATACAAATAACGGCGGTTTGCCATTGATTCACCAGCAAAAGCTTCTTTCAAACACTCAGCGGTTTTTGTTCCTGCGAGTTTCATTCTCATTCTCCTTTGTTAAGTTTTTAATAACTACTGATTTACCTACTACTTCATAATCTAATTTATCACCAACATTCCAATCCAATTCTTTAACAAGTTCTTCTGGTATTTCTAAAATTGCATCACCAAAACAATCTATTGCTAATACTTTAGCTTCATAAATCTTTGACATGATTCACCTCGATTTCGCATTTGTTTAAGAATTTTAAACCTTCTTCACTTCTATAATGACTACGAAAATAAAACCTTTTAATGCCCGCTTGATGAATAAGTTTAGCACAATCTAGGCATGGTGCGTGAGTACAAATCATGTCAGCACCATCAGTAGAGTTGGTAGACCGTGCTACTTTGGCAATTGCATTTGTTTCTGC